TCAAAAAGATTTGGCTCTAATAGATGCTAAAGCTGACAGGTATGGAATATCAAGATCAGCAATGATTAAACTGTTCTCTATTAATGGTGAGTTGACTGTCCAGATGGCTCAATCGCTGCAAAAACCTTTAAGCTAACCCCTGCCTAAATGTTTTTAGGGGCCTTAAATCAAAGATTTGGAGTCCGTAACATACCTTTTTTAGGTAATTTTCCTAGATTTATCTGATACGGCTTACCTTCACCTTGTTTAGTTCCACCATGCTCGTAAGCAATTTTACCTAACATGTTTAAAGCATCACCTGTGTAGCCCATATTTTGGTAATCATGTGTCCAATCATAAGTATCATTAATTATGTACTCACCTTCATTATTTTGAGTTACATTAAATCCACCTAAAGTATTTCTAAGTTGACCATAGGATGTAGTTATATGATCAAGACCTTGTTCAAATCCATCACCATATGTGTCAAGTATTCTTTGATCTCTTTTAAGATCAACCGAACCAACACCTTCATCTCTAACTATTCTTTCAAGTAAATTTAATTGATCTTTTGATAATTCATCTTTTTCCACAGAAACACCTGTACCATCTGTAAAAACATCATTAATGTATTTACCCATTGGTAAGAACATTCCAGTTAATTCCATTATGCGAAAGCCGACAAATCTATTTTAGGTTTAAGGTCTACAATCTCTTCTTTTTCTATAGGATCATACTTCTTAGTTTTAGGATTGTATATAAGAGATGGCTCTTTAACCCATGAAGGTTTAGTTCCGTATAAATCCAGGGCCTCATCATAACCTTCTTTAGTTTGCCAATAGTCATCTGTACTATCAACACTATAAGTGCCACCTTCATCTTGCTGGTAACCTCTTTTCTCTGGCTCACTAGGTGGCGTGTAACCTTTAAGACCTCTTCCTTCATCATCTAAGTCTTTAGCTACATCTGTGCTATATTCTTCTTTCATTTCAGAGTTTTTCATAACAGAGCCATCTGGCATTTGATGATAACCTTTAGCAATCTGATCTTCTTTAGCGTTAGACTCTTCTTTAACAGTAGACAACATACCTTTATTTTTTTTAGGTTTGTTTTTATTTGCTGCCATCATCATTCTTTTTAATTCTGCCTTAATTTGTTCACCTACCTCTGCAGCTTCGTGAACATCTTCATCACTCATACCAGTTTTTTTTGCTTTTGCTTTATCTGCTTTTTCTAATTGATCAAGATAGTTTTGAAAGCCTTTAATTTTTCCTGGAGATAACACCGCATTATAAACATCTGGATCATCTGTTTCTTCAAAAATATCTGGATTCATTTCAGACATATATCTTGACATCATTTTTTCATATTTATTCATAATAATCCTTTGTACGAGTTTAATTTACAGCGAAAGATTCATCTTCCTTTGTGAGTGGTTGTTTCATTAAATCTATAATGTATGCTCTGTCTATTTTAAGTTGGTTTATCATTTTTGCACTTTTGGTTACATCAAGTGCTTTATCAATAGCTGTTAAAGTTGATGCTAATGCTCGTTTACCACTTATTGAAAGAGCACCTTGTGTTAAACCCCATATTGCCGCTCCTGTAACAACTGTACCTGCAATAGGTAATGCAAATATTTGAGCAGTAGCAAAAGCTCCCATTCCAGTTGTAACAGCTGCAGTTCTATTTACTGCTAATTGAATATCTACTAGAGGATTAATGTTTTGCCATATTTGTACAATTCTGTTGCTTGATTCGTTAACAGCTTTAATGTCTAAAATATTTTGTGCGTTCCATAATTTATGTTGTTCCGATAGACTTTGTTTAACTTTAACATTTGTAGTTGAAACTCGTGAATCTACTAAATCATTAATAGCTTTACGAACAGCATTAGCAGCATCATTTGTTGGGTTCATAATTGCTGGATCAAACAAAGATTCGGATAATTGTTTATTTATAATTTTATCAAAATTTTGTCTTGCTCGTAACAATCCTGCTGGAGTTTTATCTAACAAAGCAATTTCTCGAAAAGCTGTTTTAAGAGTAGCTTCAACTAAAGCATCAATATTTGGATTAGCTTTAATATAATTTTTATCTTTTAATAAAGCATCAACTCTTGCTCGTAATTCTTTTTGTGTTCCTTGTGGAAAATTCCAACTAATGTTTGTATTGTCAAGATCATCCATTAATGTTTGTGCTTTCTTTTTATTATGAATTCTTACAGCGTTGGCAGTATTAGCTATTGAATCTTTAACTTTAACTCCAGCAATATTTTGAACCAATTTATTTCTAGCTAATTCAAATTCATTCTCTTGAATTACTTGAAACATTGATCTTTTAGTGCCTTTGTCATTACCAAAAATACTTATATTTTTAATATCTTGTATTCTATCTGGTGTTCTTTCTGGTGCTAACAAAAATTTAACTCTATCTGTAATTTTTAAATTTAGTTGTTGTCCTGCTTTAGCTTCAAGTGGAGCAATTACTTTAGAACCTACTAAAGTTGTGTTTGATTTAGGCTCTAATTTTGCTTTTTTTAAAGGCCCTGCAAAAAGAAGAGCAGTGTTAACAAAACCACCTATAATTTTTGCGTATTCTGGATATTTGTTTTCAAATTTTTTCCAATGTCCAGCACCTTTTTTAATTGATTCTAATCCTTCTTTTCCTTTATCTGTTTCAAAAATAAATTTTATACTTGATTTCATTGTGTCTATAACTGGCTGTTCAATAGCATCTGGAACAATAATACTTATACCTTTTAATCCTAATATTGCTGTTTCTGTTAATATATCAACTCCCATACCAACACCTGTTGCGGCAGTAGCTAAATTACCTGTCAAAATATTAGAATCTCCAGACTCATAACTTTCAATAGTGCCTTTAAGTGCTTCTTTTCTTTTGACCATAGCTTCTGCTATACCATTTACATAATCTGGTATAAGTTCAGAACCTTCTGAAGCCTGGTAAGTTATTTCTTCTCCAATACTAATACCTTGTGCAGGAGTATCATCGGGTATTATTTCATTACCAATAGATAAACCATCGGGTAAAGGTTCTTGCATATATTTAGGGTCTAAACCTATACCTTCTAAAACATCTCTTGTTGTATTTTTAGCTGATGAAAATAATGATTTAGTTATGTCTAATGGTTCAAAAGTAGTTCCAATTGGAGAATTATATGTAATTGCCATTATGACCCCTCAGGTTGCATTAATAATCTATTTAAATCATCCATAGTAACTTCTCTATTTTCTGTATCATAATATCGACCATCCCAAGTATGATATCCAGTTTCTGCACCATTTAATAATATTGGTGAAACACCTTCTACTGGCCTATCCCAAGTACCCTGATACATTTCTGGTTTAGTTTGTATCATATCAATTTTAGCTTGTGCTAATTTTGTTTTAAAAACATCAGAACCATCATCTTTAAGATTTCTATTTAATATAATGTAATTATCTAAACTACCATTATTAATTTTTTCATTATATTTATCAACCGCCTCTGCTGCTATTTCTTGTCTTAATCGTGTTAATCGTTTAATAGCTCCTGCATCCATTTGTCTTGTACCTGTCATTACAGATATTAAGAAATCTCTTTCAGCAGGAGTATCTAGTCCTCTAGCACCAATACCTAAAGTTTTAATCATTGCAAATACTTGACTACCTAACAATGCTTCTAAATATTGATCTTTACTAACATCATCTCTTTGTACATCTTTTCCAAATAATTTAACAACTTGGTTTCCTACTCTTTTAATATTAGTTATATAAGTAGCACCAATTCCAGTAGTTACACTATCATCATCTAATAATTTAAATACTTCATTAGTGTTTGTTAAAGTTCGCATTGCAGGCCCAATACTTTCCATAAGTTTTAAATCTTGTTCTGCTGAAAGTTCACCTATTTTTTTAGCATAAGCATCTTCGCCTTTACTATTAATAGCGTTTTCAATAGTTACTTGCACAGCATCACCATCAAAAAAACCTGCTTCAGTAAGTTCTTTTCTTCTATCTACAGTTGAACTATCCCATACAGCTAATTTTTCACTAAATGCAGATGGTGATCCTGCTGCTGGTGCATTTACAACTCTATTGTATTCACGCTTTCCATTTGCTATACCTGTTGCAATAATTTCATCTTGCGAAAGTCTAGTAGCATTGTTTATAGGAGCAGAGTTTTCATTTATTAATTTTTGTGTTTCTGTAGCAATGTAACCTTCTAAAACTGCTTCATCAATTTGATCATCAAAACTTGGCTCTTCACTTGTAATCTGTGAAGCTAGTGGTTTTTCACCAATTATTTTTCCATTAGCACCAGTTTGCCACATTTCAGTAACATTTTGACCTTGTTCATTTGTACTTTGTAATTCTATAGTTCCGAATTTTTCTGCAACAGCAGGTTTATTAATCCCAGGCAAAACTCTAGTACCATCATCAATATAGTATTTATATCCATCAGCACCTTGAATTGTTTTTCTTTCTGGAATAGAAGAGGTTATATCATTAGCCATAGCCATAGCACGAGCAGATTCATCATATAATCCTTGTGCGTTTAATGCGTTTGCAATAGCTTTAAAATCTTCAGCAGACTCTGGATTAGGAAATTGTTGCTTAATGGTGTCAATAGCGTTTTGTTTTGCTATTCTAGGATCACCTTGGCCACCTAACATACCTGTTAAACTCATAAGTGAGGCGTTATCTCTATCCCCAAGTAAAGATGCATTGTAATACATTCCGTATCGTTTACCACCACCACCTACTTGTCCTGCCTTTTGAGCATCAAGTTCCATTTGTCTGTCCATAGCATATTGTGTGTCAAACATACTAGGCATTGAAAATTGTTCCGCCATCTTTATCTCCTAATTAACCGAAAATGCTTCCTAAAATAGAACCCCAAGCATCACTTTTACCTTTTGATTTTTTTGCAGCCTCTAGTGCCTGTAAATCTCTAAACGCAGTTGAGGCATTACTAACACCTAACATATTTGCTTGTGTGTTAGGAGTAGGCATAACCTTCATATTGTTAGCTATAGCACCTATATTGCCCATTTGTGAAATATCTTGTCTTTGTCTGTCCATAGCACCACTATAAAGACCTTGTGCTTCTAAAAAAGCCGAATCTTCTAATTGCATATTTCTTTGACTAATAGCATCTTCACCTGCTCTTTGTCCGTAATATTTAGCAGTTGTAGAAGCACCAGTATTTTGTTCTTGCTCTCTTCTTCTTGCTTCAGTAAGTGCATCACTTTCAGCATAAAGAGCTCTTTTCTGGTCAAATCTTCTTTGTGTCATAGCATCTACACCACCTGCACCAAGAGCATCTGCTTCAGCACCAAATCTTTTTTGTCTTTCAAACATGGCATCGTAGATAGATTGGTTTTCATCTGACAATGCTGTAGTAAGCATGTTCTTATCTCTATCCCAACGAACAGTACCACCTACACCAGTTACATCTGGAGTTGATCTTTCAAAAACTAGCTTGTCTAATTCTTTTTGATATTCAAAGTCCATTTCTGCAAATTCAGAAGCTCTACTACCACCGCCACCAAAACCACCAAGAGGAAAACCAAAACCACCTTTTTTATTTCCTTGACCGTAAGCCATACCTTGCTGTCCAAATCTTTTATCAGCAGAATAATCATTAAGTTTGTATCTATTTGTACCTTGTTGATTTCGTATTTGAGAGGGCGTTCTTCTGGCTGTACCCGTACTATAATTAACATTTTTACTAAATCTATCGCCACCAATTGCCATTTCTTTCTCCTAATTAATTAGTTCTTTTCCACATATATACGACAATATATGGTTGTAAGTTGTTGTGTGCCGAACCACTACCAGTAGCACCTGTGGTAGCATTAGCTACTACTGCCCTGCTTGCATTATTACCTTGAATACCTGGAGCATTTCCACCAGAAATACCTACAGTATGAGTATGTGAAGGTAATTCAGCAATAGATAATGTATGTGTTTCAGCACCACCAGTTTCAACAAGTGTATCAAATGTGCCACTTCCTGCTTTACCAACTAAAACCCTACCTTCACCAAAAGCCGCCCAAGTTCCCATACCTAATAAAGTAGCTGGATTTGTAGCAACTGCCATATTAGTATAAATAGAACCAACTGGATAAACTAAATTGTTTATAGACGCAGCAGTTATTGCTGCAACTGCTGCTGTTACAAATGCTGTAGTAGCTACTCTTGTTGTATTGTTACCTGCTGATTGTGTAGGTACAGTTGGCACTCCAGTTACAGCTAATGTACCTGCTACCGTAGCATTGTTTATAGCAAAACTTTCTGTTGCATCACCATTAAGGTTAGCTTTAGAATTAACTGCTGTTCGTATTGTTGTAAATTCTGAATTAAAGTCTGAACCAGATATTACTTTTGCTGCATCGCTGTCTGATAAAGCATCTTTGCCAGACCATGCAACTGCTATAGTATAATCACTCATCGTATTTTCCCCTGTAAAGATATTATTGATAAATCTTGAATTGAAGTATCAAATCCGTTTGATATAATACTCATGTTTAATTTTAAATTTTTTGCACTACCTGTTAATGATGTTTGATATTCTCTTAATCCAAAGACAGGCGTGTACCTTGAATTACTTGGATGAGTAGTAGCTACATGCGTATGCGTAACAGATGTAGTTCCATATAAAGAACTAGAAGCACCCCATAATGAAGTTGTACCTGTTGTTGTAGGTGCTAAATTAATAATTGTTGTAGCAGAAGAAGCTGTACTAAAATCTTTGTACCATCTTAAACCTAATTTTGCACCAGAGCCACCTTCTAATACTAAGATCATTTTTTTCAATATAGAAGCTGACATGCTTTCACCCATCGGAATATAAACAGAAGTTATATCAGCAGTATAAGAAAAATTAGTTAATACAACAGCACTAGAAACAAAAGACATATCAACATCAAAATATCCTTCATAACCTGCAATACTGCCATCTTTTTGCCCAACTAACAAACCATCATACAGTTCTGTGTTAATCATACTAGCAGGCTCTCTATCATTTCCAAAATTCCAAGTAGTTATTCTTGGTGTTTCTTGTGGCGTTATGTGTTTAAAGTCAAATACATAATTAATATTTTTGTCTACAAATGACAGAATATATATACCTTCGTTTTCAACATAAACACTTTTTACTTTTGTGCTTTGGCTTATGTTTCTAATAATTGTATCTTTTATATTTACTGTTAAATCTGTTAAAGGCACTTTATCATTTGTAGTTGTTCTAGCTAATGATCTAAGTCCAGTAGAAGATAAAAATATTAAGTCATCACCAATAGCCTGGATAGTATCTCTTGATACACATCCAACTCCACTTATTACTTCATCTAATGCTAAACTAGCAACTGCTGTAGGACTGTTATATACAACAATATTGTTTTTACCAAATATAATTAACTTACCAAAAAATGGTGCAATTGATACAATTTCATCAGTACCCCATATCTTACTTAAATCTAATACTCCAGCATCACCATTAATCCAATCATCACCGTCTAATAAATTTGACCAGTAAACAACATCTTTTGACTCTGTTACACCACCGCACCATAATCTACCGTAATAACCCATACCACAACTAGGATCAAATACAGTTACTGTTGGAGGAATACCGTATGTTTTAACTGCTACATTATCATTATGTGCTGCTGCATCTGAACTACCTACACCTCTAGTTAATCCTACAAATGTTGTAGCTGTAATGCTTGTATAAGAAAGAACTTCGCTTTCAATAATTATTTGTCCAATAGGTGGAAAACCAACCGTACTATCTACAATTATAGTAGTAGCACTATTTGTTATATTACTTGAGTTGTTAATAAGAGTAGAATTAAAATGTGCAGACCATCTTTCACCAGTATCAGAGGCACCATCATATCTTTGAGGCACTACACCTGCATGAAAACAATGTAATCTATTATTAAAGTTTACAAACTGCCAGTCACCTGTTGAATCAGTTACTGTTCTTTTAATATTAGCACCAGAAGCAAACGCAGCATTAGGTGCAGTAAAATCTACTGTGTAAATAGATGTTCCAAAACTAGCAAATATTTTATTAGTTCCATCAGATTCTTTATGTTCTACCATTGATCCAATAGCTGT